TTACAACATAAACCACTCCATCAACTGATAATTTATCTCAAACAGCAATTCATGAATAATCACAATATAACTTCTTCATTTTATAAACTGTTGCATCATCAAATCATTCTGCTTGATCCATTGGTTGAACATTACATTTAAATGTTGTTCATTCTGCATCATACTTTGAAACACCATATTGATTTCTTGTGTATCAATAATGTGTTGCTGTTTTATTGTATAGCATAACAGTTTATATTGCCAAATTAAAATTCTTGTATTTATCAATCATGTAACTGAAACTAAAATACATATCTTCTGCTGATTGTGTATTTGCTGAACTCTTTGCACCAAATACTATCTGCTCATCTCATAACTTATATGATGATATTCCGATATGAAATTCTTCTTTCATTGAATCTGGTAAAATTCAGCAAGCAAGCATCATTTCAAGTATTTTCAAATCATCTGGTAAATCATCAACTGTTGTTTGTCAAACAACTCTTGCACGATCATATCATGCAGTGTATGTTAATGAAACAAATCAGAAATCATTGATGTCCAATGCTGATTTAAAAATTACTCTTCTTTGCTGTGAAACCATATAATCACTTCATTTAACACCGCTGTAATTCTCTCCGTTTATCTTATCAATTGAAGAAACTGGTTTGTTTTTCAAAAAAACAACATATCAAAATGAATTGATGTATAATTTTCTTGCATCAATTTCTTCTTCGTATGAATTTTTATCGAATGAATCAACTCAACAAATCTTGTTAAGCATTTCACAAGCACTTTGAAGATACATTGTTAATTGTGTATCTCTTGAAGTATCGCTTGCTGGTATTCATAAATATTCTTTGAATTGTGATAAACTTGAATACATGGTTTATAATATGTTAGTAAATTATTTTGATTTCTTTGCTGTTTTCTTTTCTTCTTTTACTTCTTCCTTTACTTCTTTTTCTCATTCTGCAACTTTTTCAAACAAATGAGAATAATTTCTTAATATACTGCAAGCATGAACTGTTTCGATTATTTCTCATGCTTTTACTTCAACTCCATCAACAAGTTGAACTTCTTTTGATATATTCTTAATTTTCATGTTGTTACTTTATAAGTTGTAAATTCTCCATGTTCGAAGATGGCTTTTACACCATCTCCGATTCCATGAAGATATTTGTGAGAATGAACTAAACTGTCATGTTAATTCAAAGTCCAACAGTTAATCCAGTTCCAGCAATATTGTTTACAATTGCGAAACCGAAATCCATTGTAGCAATGATTTCATAACCTTTTCAAGGACATTCTTTTAAGAATAATTTTACTGGTTGTCCGAATCCGTATTGAACAGCTGGCTTGTAAATACAAGCGAATGATCCTTTTGTGTTGTTTGAAGATGTTGCATCAACAAGTCCAGAAGTATTTGTTAATGCTGGGAAATCTCTTGCAACAAGAATGTCAATTCCGAATGCTTTTGCCAATACACCAGCAACGATAGTTGCATTTGGTCCGAATTTGTCCATTGTGATAACTTCTGATAATGCAAGTGCTTTGTTGTATACATTAGCTGGCATGATGAATAATAAGTTATTCAAATCAGCTTGGTATCATGGATCAATTACATTCTTAACAGCAAGAAGTGATGCAGAAGTAAATGTTCCAACAGAAACACCAGTATTTGCGATACCAACTTTTCTGATACCGTTTGTTCCTTGTGTGTAGTATGGGTTTCCAGAATATGTTCCGTTTACATTTCCAGAACCAGAAGCTGTTGAATCAGCATTGATGATGAATGCATCAATTGTTCTTCCAGCACTTCTGTTAATTCTTTCTTTAACTAATGCGATTATATCAACAACAGAATATTCAACTTCTCTGTATGATAGTGCAATAGTAAAGATGAATTGTCCTTGTGTGATAGTAACTTCACCAGTTGCTGGTCATTCTTTTGCTGGTGTAATGCTGTATGCACCAGTTGTCCATTCGCTGTTTCAAAGGAATAAATCAGCTTCTCCAATAACTGGAACTTTTGCACTTATTGGCATGTTATTACCGTGATTTCATGGTAATAAGTTAATAAGTGATGAATACTTTGGTAACATGTCCAAAGCTGGATCAAGTTTAACATTAGTTGGGATTAATTCTGCACCAAATCCAGTGTTTGTTGTGTGCATTACTTCGTTGGCTTTTTGTTCTTCAACGATTTCTTCTTTAACTTCAATTCCTTGAAGTTCTTTTGCTTTAAGGATTAATTCTTTAATGTTCATGATTAAAAAGAATATGATTTAAAAAGGTTTAGGAATTCGCCTTTTTGATTAAATCTGCGAGTTTTCCATATGGTCAATTGTTCTTTGTAGCTGGTGCTTGATAAGAACTTCATGACATGATTGCTGTGTTTTTTACTGCATGATCTAATTGCAACATAACTTCAATTGCTCATTTCAAAAGTTCATTTTGATTTGCAACTTCTGTTTTAAGTGCTTTGATTTCTGCATCTTTTTCATCAAGTTTGTCATATAATGACTTCACTGATGATTCAAGTGTTTTGAATTCAGCATTTTCAAAACTCTTGTGTTCAACTTCAATTGATTTGCTCTCTTCAACAACTTCATCGTTGCTTGTTTCATCAACAACTTCATCGTTTGATTCAGTTTCAGAATCATTTTCAGAATCATCGCAATCGCTTTCTGCTGATATTTCAGAATTTTCATCTGCTTCATTTTGTTCATTTTTTGCTCACGTTTCTTCATCGTGTGCAATTTCTTCGCTTTTTTGCTCAATTGATTCTTCTTCAACAACTTCTTCTCATTCAACAATTTCTCATTCAATTACCTTTCATTCTTCGCTTTCATTTTCTTTGTGTATTTCAACATTTCAATGAATTGCTTCTGGTAATTTTTCTTCGTTTTCTGCTCATTCTTCATCAGTATGTGCAGATTCTTCACTTTCTTGCTCATTATCTTTTTCTTCTTCTGTATCTTCTTTCTCTTCGTTGTCTTTTTTTTCCGCATCAATTTCTTCTTCCTTTGGTTCTTCAACTTTTTCTTCATCATCAAAGATATTTTCAAATTCTTCTTTTTCTTCTTCAACTTTCTCTTCTTCTTGTTCTTCTTCCTTTGCAAAACATGAATCAAATGATTTAACAAGTGCAAATGGATTTGCTGGAACAGAAACAAGAGAAATCTCAAATAATTCCAATGCTTTGATTATGTTTGTGAATACATAATTTCATTCTGCATCAGTGTTTTCTTCTGTTTCAAAGTCTTTTACACGGTATCAAATACTGAATGTTCTTAACACTCAATTCTTCAACTTGCTGAACACTCCATCAGTATCTTCTGTAATTCTTGCTTTGATGAATAATCCTTTGTCATCAATACTTGCTTCAATTACATTTCCGATTGGTTTGTCCATATCGTGTTGCAACAATACAATTGGATTTGTCATGTATTGTTTGATTGTGTCTTCGAATGCTGATGGTTCAACAATATCATTCATTCTGTCTTTATCTTTTGTTGAAGCATATCATTCGATTTCGTATGCTTTTGAATCTCAATCAATGATCTCTTTCACTGATTTCTTATCACATACGATTTGAAAGAACTCTTTGTCCTTGATTAATTTAAATTTCATTTTTAAGATATTATGATTTAAAATTATCTTACTCTTTCATATTGCATCGTGCATCTGCAATTCACTCATCATGGTGGCATATCTGTTCATACACTTGGGTATACATAATCAATTGGCATCCATCATTCTTCTTCACATTCCATGTGTTCTGGTCTTACACGGTCATCTCAAACAGTTAATCGTTTCTTTTGCATTTTTATTCATACATTTTCTAATGCTTCAATTGGCTGTCTGTTTCCGTATTCATATGCCTTTGCTGTTTCGGTTACTGCAATGCTTCTTGCTCTTGGTAATCAAAACAACTTATCATCGATTTTGTTTATCTCCTTTTGTATATCTCACCATGATAAATGGTTATCAATTCAATTCTTTAACACATTAATTACATCTCGCTTTGTTGTATGTGATATGCTTCACTTGAAGTTTGATAAATTCAACTCTCACCATTTATTTGCATAATCACTTGCACTGTTTGGGTAATAATTAATTCAATTTCACTCCAACAATTTTCTGAATTTTCTGTATTGTTTTTTGTATCAGTGTTCGAATGTTTTCTC